TTTCTGCATCTTCTAGTGTTACTTTGCTCGAAAGAGTTTTAGAACCTAAAGAGCTTCAAGTAAATCAGAAATTTTGTAAGACTGATTTTATTGATACTTGGGATGCAGTCGAAATGGGATTTTCTGCTTTCGATGTAATACCTAAAACCTTTGCTGACTTTATCATTGCTGAATACGTTGCTAAAGTAGCAGAAGCAAATGAGACAAGCATTTGGAGAGGTGCAGTAGGGAATGACGGAGAGTATGACGGATTTACTACTATTGTAGCTGCTGACGCAGATTTGCCAACAGCACAAGAAATCACAGGAACTAGCGTAACTCCTGAAAATGTAGTTACTGAGCTTGGAAAAGTTGCAGATGCAATTCCTGACAGATTATACGGGAAAGAGGATTTAAGAATCTACGTATCAACAAATGTTTACAAAGCTTATACAAGAGCCTTAGGTGGATTTGGTGCTAACGGTCAAGGTGCTGCTGGTGTAAATAACCAAGGTAACAACCAAAGTTTAGGAGCTTTAGAATTTGATGGAGTTCAGTTGTTTATGACATACGGACTAGCTGCAAATACAATGTTAGCGACTAGAGTTTCAAACCTTAAGTTCGGAACTGGTTTACTTTCCGATCATTCAGAAGTAAGGCTAATTGATATGGCAGAAACTGAAGGAAGTAAAAACGTAAGATTTGTTATGAGATTTACAGCAGCAGTTCAATACACTTTTGCAAAGGACATCGTAACATACGGAATCGTAAATAGCGCAAATCCAGATTAATCAAAAGGGAGTTAATAGCTCCCTTTATAATACAAAAGAAATATGGCAAGTGATATAACAAAAGGTCGTTTAGACACACCTAGCAAAACAGGCGTTGGAGGGGTTAAAGCCTTTTACTTCGCCAACTTTGAACCTCTAATTTACAAGCAATTTGAAAAAACTGCTGGATTAGTTACCTCACTTTTGACAAGTCCAGCTACACCTTTAAATTTGTACAAATATGAGCTTAGAAGTTCAGGACATAACCTAGAGGATGCTAACGAAAATTCGGAAGAAACGGGAACTTCATTTGTGACCTCTACTTTTACAGCTATCTTAAAACAGATTGGTGCTACAACTAGAGATGAATTGCAACTAGCAAGTTTTGGAAGACCTCAGGTAATTGTAGAAGATTATAATGGTAACTTCTTACTTGTAGGAATAGAAAACGGATGCACCGTATCTGTAAATCAAGTAACAGGTTCAGCAATGGGAGAACTTTCAGGCTATAACTTAACAATTACAGCGCAAGAAAGGGAGATGAGTTACTTAATCGACCCTACTATTATAGGAGACGACACGCAAACTACAATAGTTGTAGGAACTTAATTAGATTTAGACTAAAAAAGGGAAGCCTGTCTTAATTGATAGGCTTTTTTTTGTTAATTATGTTACAAATAGTAAGGAATGAAAGTATATTGAGTATGAAAGTAACTGAAAACACCACAGTTTTAAGCATATTTACCCAGAATGTCAGCGGTTTATACGACATTAAGGTAACAAATGAGACCTCAAAGGCTTTAACCTACGACAAAACCAAAGCTTTAACGCAGGAATTATACTATTTTCAAATAGAAGACACAGAAGGTTTTAATTTTACCAACGAAAATACCTATATAATTGAGGTTTTTAAGCAAAATACTAGCGATTTAGTGTACAGAAACACCGCATATTGTACGGATTCGGACAGTTATAACAAGGGAAACCGTATTAATTCCGATAATGAATACATCACATTATGATAAATGAGAAAAATACGCATATAGTTAACTTGTCTAGCTATACAAGTCCATCCATTACTGAGGTTAAAAACGATAATTACGTAGAATACGGAGACAACAACGACTATTTCAACTACTTAATTGAACGTATTACAGGAAGCTCAACTAATGGAGCTATCATAAAAGGTATATCAAATCTTATTTATGGGAAAGGTTTAGCGGCTACAGATGCAGAAAACAGAACTTCGGAATGGCTTAAGATAATGACTTATTTTAGACCTAGTGATTTACGAAAAATAATCTATGACCGTAAGGCGTTGGGCATGGCTGCAATTCAAGTCCTATACAAAAAGGGAAAAGTTGTAGGAACTGAACACTTTCCTATGCAAACGTTAAGACCAACGAAAAAAGACAAGTTTGGAAAAATTAAGACTTGGTTATATTTTAACGATTGGAAAAACAAAAAGAAATCAGATGAAGCTGAGCCAATAGCAGCATTCGGAGAAGGTAACGGAAACGAACCTGAGATATATATTTGGCAAGGTTACGTTTCGGGTTTTGAATACTTCCAGCCGCCAGAATACATAGCAAGTTTACCTTATGCTTTACTAGAAGAAGAAATCGCAGACTATTTAATTAACGATGCTCAGAATGGGTTTAGTCCTACGACACTATTAAACTTTAATAACGGTGTACCTGAAGACCAAGACAAAAGACGAGATTTAGCAGACGAAGCAACAAAGAAACTATCTGGAAGTAAGGGTAAAAAGTTAGTCATAACATTTAACGAAAACAAAGACCACAAGGCAACAATAGACAGCATACCTCTCAACGATGCCCCAGCTCATTACGAATACTTATCTAAGGAATGCTTTAACAAATTGATCGTAGGGCATTCTGTAACGTCTCCGATGCTATTAGGTATTCGAGATGGACAGAGCGGATTAGGCAACAATGCAGACGAGATTAAGAATGCAACTTTACTTTTTGAAAATATAGTTATTCGAGTTTACCAAAATCAACTAATCGACATTATAAAAGAGATATGCCCTACTTCTTTAGACTTATACTTTAAGACCATCCAGCCTTTAGACTTCATGCAAGTTGATGAGCCATTGAGCGATGACGAAGAAGAAAAGCAGACAGGAGTTGAAACAGAAGAAGGCGCACAACCTAACATTACAGAAGAAGTAAACAGTAACGAAATTGCAAAAGACAATGAGTCAAGTTACAACGGGGCGCAAATATCCTCAGCACTTGAAATGATTACTTCTGTTTCTGAGGGTGTAATCTCAGAAGACCAAGCAATTACATTTTTAATACAAATGCTTCAATTTGACCCGGAAGTAGCTAAATCCTTATTTAGAGGCAACGCATCTGAAAAGGTAGGAAAAGAGCAAGCTCTAAAAATGCTTAGTAAATTAAAAAAGCAAGAGCCAACCGATGAGGATTTAAACAAAGCCTTTGAGCAACTTAAAGAATTAGGCGAAGAGGTTGGCGATGATTGGGAGTTGGTAGACGAGCGAGAAGTAGACGAAGAGACAGAGGATGAAATGGATGAGCTACTAGAAGAAGCCAACTATAAAAGCACAACCACTCTACAAAAGGCAATAAATCTAGTAAGCACAGGCACAGCGAGACCAAACTTAAAAGGCGGACAAGATGAAACGATTGATGGTATTAATTTCAAGGTAAGATATAAGTATTCGCCTGAAACCACAACTGCAAATAGTAGAGAGTTTTGTAAAAAAATGGTAAGCGCAAACAAGATTTATAGAAAAGAAGATTTAATCTCTATGGGTTCAAGTGCGGTTAATGCAGGATTTGGAGTTAATGGTGCATCAACTTATAGTATTTGGAAATACAAAGGCGGCCCAAATTGCAACCATAAATTTATGAGACTAACTTTCAAAAAGAAGGGAAGCATAGACGTTAAGAGTCCACTAGCGCCACGCATAAGCACAGGCAAAGCAGAAAGAGAAGGTTACAGAATCCGAAACCCTAAAGAGGTCGCTATGAAGCCAAAAGACATGCCTAACAACGGATATAAAAGATAATTATGGCAATCACACTATTTGTAACACAAAACGATATAAAGGCTAACAGCATTGTAAGTGGTTCAGTAGACCCTGACAAGTTTTTACAGTTTGTTAAGATAGCTCAACAGATACACATTCAAAACTATCTAGGCACAAAACTTTTTCAAAGACTAGAATTATATGTGACTAACAACGGAAGTCAAAACGGTACTTTTTCAGGTAACAACACAGACCCCGAAAAGATACTACTAGACAAGTTTGTGAAGGATATGACTATCTACTGGGCAATGGTGGAATACATTGGCGTAGGAGCGTTTGAGATAACAAATAAGGGGGTTCTTAGGCATACAAGCGAAACCGCAGAATTGGCAAGCAAAGAGGATTTAGATTATCTAATTAATAAGTATAGGAATTTGGCCGAGTATTACACAAATCAATTTATTGAGTTTATGCCATACAACCAAAAAACCTATCCTGAGTATAATACTAACAAAAATAACGACCGATACCCAAGTAGAGATTCTTACTTTGGTGGTATGCAAATATAATAATTATGAGTAACTGGGGAAAAGGAGTAATTAATAATATTGGATGGGGTCAGGGTGCTAATAATGATAT